AGTGTGGCGGCGGTGTTGTTGCTGTTGTCGGCAAAATCAAGATGCCAACCTTGCGTACCGTATGATCCTGAAAACGCTTTCGGATTCCACGCGCCGGTGGTGAGGTCGGTTTCTCCGAATGACGATGGGGTGAGCTGCTGCCCATCAATAAAATGAATATCAGCAAGATACCCATCAAAGTAATAGTTAGATGCGCCAACGTTGCGGCCAATGTTGTGAGCGCTGGTATTATTAATTCCTGTATCTGCGTTTGGCGAAAGATTATTAGTGGTATCAAACGTTGTAATTTGAGCGCCGTTCACGTACAGCTTCAGGCGATCATTGGCAACGGCTTGAGTAGTATCAACAGCCAGAACAATGTGATACCACGCAGAAACATCTCGAAAGACTTGAGTTGTTACTCTAAGGTTTACCGTTTGAACGTCAATATAAAGCTTGTCTGCAGAGTCAAAATACCAAATAAACCGCCCAGCATCAGTGGCTGCAGATTCAACCGATTGAATCATTTGCAATGCACCGAGCTTGCTCCTTTTTACCCACGCACTCCACGTCCACGTCTTCCTGTTGCCCGCCGATGCCGGGGTGCGGGACAAGTAGGCACTGTCACTACTGTTGAAACGGAGGCTTCTGGAGATGGTGTATCCACCAGCAGCCGCTGCCGTCTTGAGCAGCAGAAGATCTGCGTTTCCGGGAACTCCCATGGCTTAGCTGATGTTGGTGATCAGAGTAGCTGCAATGTCGCCGGTGGTTCGAACCGTGTACACCAGCACGTCGATTGCGCTTGCGGTTGTTGTAAGCGTTGGTGCAGTACCACCAGAAAACGACCAATAAGATCCGAACGCCAAGGTCCGCGAACCCGTCCCGTCCTGCGAAATAAAGATTGCGCCACTAGCACCAGCAGTCAGGTTGGTCGGGTTAGCAAGTGTTCTTGACCCACCGAGCGTGACCGAAAAATTATTTGCCAAGCTGAAATCTGGGGTAATCGTGGCGCCATCGGTCAGTGCAGTTATTGCCCCACGCTGTTGGGCGGTAAAGGTCTGAGCCGTTGCCAGCGCGGCAAAGCTTGCCCAGCTCAGCGTGCCTGAGCCGTTAGTGCTCAGCGCCTGTGATGCACTGCCATCAGCATTCGGTAGCGTCCACGTGTAATTGGTGCTTATCGTGGCAGGCGCCTGAAACGCAACATAGTGACTGCTATCAGAATCAGCAAAACGCAAATCAGACTGAGCATTTAGCGTTATATCACCCGTAAAAGTCGCGCCACCAAGGGCAGCCAAACCCAAATTTGTTAAAGTTACATCACCAATAGTGATAAATGCGCTGTTCGCACCGTTGCGTATTTTTAGTAGCGGATTTGGGCTTGCGCTTGTATCAATCCAAAGCTGGTAGGCGTAAGTGGTTGTCGGCGCAGTGCTGCCACTGTTCTGGCTGACCACTGCCGCTAGGATGGTGTTCAGCTCTGCTCGAAAATTTGCACCGCTCTGATTGGCGATGTTGTAGTCAGTTGCTTGTGGCATTAGGTGATCTCCCGACCGTGGCCGACAGCTTGGTAGTCAAAGGTCCTGTTCACTATCGTACCTGCACTATTACGGAAGGTCACCGTGAAACCAGTGCGGCTAATGCTACTAAGTGTGAAGAAGTCACCAGCTGCCATGTCTTGCGCTGTAATGCCAACGCTAGGCGTGCCATAGAAATTTGTGGGGAACGTAACAGCAAAAGCACTCGCGCCGCTACTTAAGTTTCGCTGCAACTCAGTGCGCCGTTCAAAATGAGTCTCAACACCAAGCTCTTCAATCACTAAGTTTTGTGCTGAGTTTGCGCTGGTAGCTTCAACCTTGAACTGAAAACCACGCCCACGGTGAGTGTTATTCACGAATGGCTGCCAAGGCTTCCATGTAGGGGTGCCACTTGGCGCGTCATTTGTCACACGTACATACATCTCACAATTTGCTGCACCAAGATCGTCGCCATCAATATCATCCCAAAGATCAATCAACTCCAAACGTTCATCCCACGTGTTACCTGGCTCAAAGGCGCGTGTTTTCAGTATTCTTTGCATTCCAAGATCGTAGATGGCACCAAGATCTAGGGTTTCGCTGAATACATAGCTGCCCTCACTTATAGCACCACCAATGTTATCAATTAGACCCAGCCCATCCCAGTTTCCATCGGTTGCCATATCATCGACTAAAGTTATTGATGCAAGCGCCAAACCATTTTCAGTCGCGTCATAATACATATCAGTTGCTGTGCCATTAAATGGCGGAGTGTTGTCTTCTTCGCGATACTCTTGAACCAGCAACAGGTCTTGCGGTGCAGGCAGATCCACGATGACGCTGGCTACATCAGCAGATTCATTGCCAAGCGAGTCTGTAGCACGTATTAAATATGTGCCTTCTAAAAGTGGCACAATCTTTCTGGTGCTGCTTCCAGCAACGGCTGGCGTTATGTCATTGCTTAATCCCCACGATGCAGTGCCATCGATTAAAGGCGAATGACGGATGCGGATCTTGCCACCAATACGCACGTCAATGTCAACTGATTGCGGCCAATACAGTTCAGCACTGTGCTGATCGATTGGTGCAATATTCAGATCTGGAATACTTGTTGGCGGGGCTGTTTTGCCTAAAGCAACAAATGTAATTAAAGCAGGCGTAGATCGTTTGCCATTAATAGCCCCTATTGCTACCACGTCAATTTCATATGTGCCTACATCGCTATTCTGTATTTCTGCGTCAATAGCACGTGTAGTTCGTGTTACCCAGTTGCCGTTGTTGTAACGATACCTTAATTCATAGTTAAGGGCACGATCAGCAGCTCGCCAGCTAACAATCAGTTTTGACAAAACTTGCCCGTTGCTTTCATAAAGAACCTCGTTGACATCGAGGTTGGTTGGTGCGTTTGGTGGTTGATTTAGATCAGAAACATCTCGTGTACTTAAAGGTATGTCACGTTCAACGTAATTATATTTACCAGAATTGTATGCAACAGCAGTGATCTTGTAATTATCTTGATCCTCACTAATGCTCAACACTCGCCATGTTGACATCGCCACTTCGCTAGTGCCGATTGTCCAAGGCGAACCAACAACAGGTGCTACGGCTAATGTGGTTCCCAGACTGACAGTATTACCACCAAGCGTTGAGCCTGGCACAACTGCCAACGTACCATTAGGTAGCAAAACGTTGAAAGTAAAATTCGGTGGCGGACCGCTTGGAAACAACACCACATCACTTCGATCCAACTTGACGCTTGTAGTTGTTGAGCCAGTAGTGCAACGTCCAGAACGTGAAACACCAGCACGCACCGGATCAGCAATTTTTACAAGATCGCCAGGTCGCACGCTGATACCGGCGGCAATATCAGTGGCAAAACTGACCACCTCAGTTTCATTCTGTTCGGTGTAAAGCAACCATTCGCCAACTCGGCGTGCTTGACTCTGACTGGTGCAGGCGAAAGCACTGATTTCAGTTTTAACGACTCCAAACTTATCAATGCCGGTTTTGTCTTCTACAACCTCATAGGCAAGATCGCGCAAATCCATGTCAAAGTACTGCACTACCACAACGGTGTGGCGAGTTTTTAGACCGCTGCCGCTGTAGGTGAAACCTTCTTCGGTTACATTTGTTTGGTTGAATATATAAGAAAAGTCAAGTGGGCGATCCTGTGCAATTTCAAGTGTGCCAGCCGACCAGAACGGCATAGCGCGAAATACTGAGCACAAATCATTGATGAGCTTGAACGCTTGCTCTTGGGTTTGCAACACTACATTGCAGGCGAAACGCGGCTCTTGGCCACCTTTTCCATTTGAGACAACTTCGGCGCAATATTGACTAGCAGCTAAAAAGCTGTATCTGTCAAGTTGCGCAACATCAATATGATCCCCAAAGCCATACCTAGTACTTGTCAGTAAATCCCACAAAATCCAAGCAGGGTCTGTAGTCCACTGAGCTGCTGCAAATGTACCGTTCCATACACCGGCATAAATAAGCCGACCATTCGTTGAGTTAACAGTTGCATTATTTGGGATGCTTACCTTGAGACCACGGATGCGATAAGCCCGACTTGGAATACTGCTGAACTGTTCAGCGCTAATTTTTACCGCAAACAATGCGCTATTTGGATAGATTGTTTTGGCGTTTATTTTTTCGGTGTAGTCATACCAGAAAAAGTCACTGTTCTCTGTGTTGCTTCCAGAAGCAGGCGCATCAGGTGAGATGCGAACAACACGAATATCAACAGGTGGAGATGCAGTCAAATCTATTCTGTGCACACGTTGATAAAGATCAGCAGTACGGCCAACTATTTCACTAGCTAGCACAGTCGTATAGGGACCGCCTGAATATGAGACCTTGATTTCGTATTGTATTTTTGCGCCTTCGACATCACCATTACTTTTGAATATTTGCAGGGCTGGTGTGCCAATTGTCAGGCGGACCGAATTAACATCTGTATCAGTGATAGATCGTGTTACAGGTGATGCATTAGTAACCTTAGTTGATACTTGTAAGGTGCGTTGATTAGCATCGCCAACGTTTGCTGTGTAGTCTTGATATTGAGTGCCAGTACGAAATTCAAAAACGGCGCCAGTCCTATCAAAATTAAAATCGGCATTTTGTGGATTATTGTCATCAGCTCCTTGTCGAAGGATTGGAGTGTTATTTAGATAAACATCTTTTAGCAATGCGTTGTTATATGCTGTTGTACCTTGAGCGTAATTACGAGCCGATGGGAAGCCAGCGATCTCGCCTTCGCCAAGCAGATCAATTATCCGTGCAACCTGCCGAGAGTCGAGGTTGTCTTTTGTGACATTTGCAGAACCACCCCCGCCGCCGCCGCCGCCTTTACCAGCACCGCCGCCGCCACCGCCAGCACCTGCAATACGTGCATTTTTCATTAGGCTGCAACCTCTTCAGTATTGATTCCAGCCGATATAACAATACTGCCGGTGAATACCTCGCCATAAATTATTGGCACCGGAACGCCTTGACGGCTTACGTTTTGAATGCCGCTGAAGCTGTAGCTCCGCTTCGGATCATTAGCAGAATCAACGCCTTGACTAATCGTGGCAGTAGGTGTCAGCAGTTGCGATACGCCGCCCAATACTAACGCGGTGCCGACTGCGCCAATAGCTACAGCAGCAGATGCCCCAAGCGTGAACGTGCCACCAAGCACATTGGCTCCTAATCCAATAAAACCACCAGCCGCCGGACCGAGCAAAATCGCAGCGGCAATCAGGCCAACACCAGCCAAAATTTGCCCTGCTCCACTGCCAGCACCTGTCACCACAGGCACAATTCTGATAGCTTCAAATGATGCACTAGGTAGATGCAATTGCTCAGGATGCTCGCCGATTTGCAGTGCGCTACGTCCTACGGTGACCTTGTAATCACCCTCGCTCATGACACCACGAAGGTCTGGAAAGTTAGCCAACAAAAAACGAATCGCCTCAGCAGGCGTTTTCACCACTGCCTTGAAGCTCCTCTGTCCGAGGTGTTTTGCTAGTTTCCCGTAGACCTTAATAACTCGGAACATTTCAGCATCTGCTCCTGTGTCTAACGATAAGGCCGGTGCTCTTCTGATAGTAGCCACCCCATAGGTCGCGGCTACTGAGCCGACCTCGCAAATGATGCAGTAACAATTGTTCACCGATATACACGCCAACATGATTCAGACCAGGCGAGCCATCGAGTGACATCAAAACTGCGTCGCCGTATTGAGGTGTTTGCAACCCCATATCGATAAAACCAGCCTCTTCAAAGCACGTCTCAAACATGGGCGCCTGGTGAAACTCCAGCATTGTTGCCGGTCTTTGCCAATCGGGTAAATCCAAGTCAAGCGTTTCTTTGTACCAGTCACGCACTAGCGTCCAACAATCTGAGACGCCCCACACCCATTGCCTGCCGATTAGCGGTGCTTGATAACCTTTCGGCTCAAACTCACACCACATCTCGGTGCCTGGGTTGCAGATGTGCCACTTCAGTCCAGACCTCTCGCACGCCATCAGATCTGCCTGACTTGGCTGCGCAGGTGACTTGGGATGGCTATGGAACACAGCCAGCACCTCACCAGCCTCTTCAGCCTCGGCATAGTCCTCGGGATTCAGCACAAAGAAATCCTGTTCAGCCGCAAGGTTTTTGCACGGCCAGTAACGCTCGCGACCTTTGATGACCACCACCAATCCGCAAGCCTCCCGTGGCGCTTCAGCCAGTGCGTGCTCCAGTGCGTTGTGCTTCCAATGAGTCATCCGTAGAACGTACCAGCAGCGGGGAATGACCCAAACGGTAGGTTGTTGTAATCACCAAAACGCTTCTTGCAGCTACTGATTCGCTTTCCGCATACATCACGCAATGGATCAATGGTGCCTGTTTGCACCAGTGGCTCGCTATTGTTGTTATAGCCTGATGACCAAAGCACAGTATTTGTATATGTATATACCGTAAGGCCGCCACCGCCATCAAGTGTGAAACGATTTGTGGTATTACCAGTTACACCAGTGACTTTGAGTTGCGGACCAACCGTAGTTAATGTGCCAAGTTCTGGATGATTATCCCTAAATGGATTGCCAACAGTAGTTGTTACTGTGGCATTAAACACTTCGTCGAGATACCACGTGCCTGTTGAAGACGTAATTGTAAAGGTGCTAGCGCCCCAGCCGTAGGACTGACCTGAATAATGGGGAGGCACTGTGACCGGAATTACGAACGAATCAAACACAATCTGCAATGTGATTGCTCTGCTGCCAACAGTGAACGTAGTCGTTCGTGTTTGCTGCTGTCCTACAGCAGACGGCGATGACCCCACAATCTGATAGCCAAACGCACCGCTGCGTCCAATAGATACATCAGTTGGATACCAACCTACAAAAGACACACCAGTTGGCACTGCACGGCTATCAGTACCAGTCGCCCAAATGGCATTACTAACAGCAAAATCACCGTTGTAGATCACCACATTGCCATCATTCTGCATCCGCAATCTGTAATAGCCATCACCACGCACGGTGTTCGTCGCCCAAACAGCAGTGCCTGCTTTGTTGTAGACGACAAAATTGCCATCCGATTGCATCAAGCCACGGTACCAACCATTAGCCGAAACGATGGCATCACCTTCGTTCAGGATTTCACCGGCAGTCAGTTGATTGCCAAAGGCCGTGGCTCCGAAATTAGTTGCCGGCGTTGCACCAAGTGGATTGTCATATTCGTCAAAATAATTTGCGCCACTGTAGCCGCATTGCGGGCTTCTATATTTCCATTGACAGATATTTGCAATTACCTGTCGTTTTGGCGCACGCACACCAGCTAGGTCAAATACGGCCGCCAATTCAAACTCAACAATCTCGCGATTCTCAAGTGCTTTGCGGTCGATATAATACACCTCACGTGGCATTTCATCATTTGCTGGTGTGCCATATGGATTTACACCACCTTCAAAATTATTTGGATCAAGAAAACGGCTTAGCGTGCGAATGCGGATAAACTTGGCGCCAGTCAAGTCATTGCCGGGTGTAATCTCATTAACACCCAGCAGCAACGCAGAAACGCTGCCAAGCAAGTTAGACACCCGCACCTTCGGTCTTGGTAGTTGTCCGTTGCCGTTAAACTCAAAACCTTCAACTTCTATTGGCAGTGCTTTATATGGATTGCCTTGCCAAATTACATCTTGATTTGTAGCCGTTTGATTGGCGCCGGCATGAAAATAAACAATTTCGCTGCTGCCATGCAACTCTTGAACAAGATGCAATTCAAACAATTCAATAATCGCAAAAGGAGAGCTTTTGAGCAGCTCCTGAAACATTTCGCTCATGGTTCATAGACCTCCACGAAGGTCGCTGTGATCGTGTTGTTGTTGCAGTTCAGCATGTCCATGTCCCATTCGCTGCACAGATATTTACCCGCACCACCACGCGGCGGCGTCCAGTCAAAGGATTCCGCGCCACCACGCGCCTCAAGAAAGTTCAGGATGTTTTCCCGTTCCGTATCGGTACGGTTCAGGAATGTAAGGCGCCATGCCTTTGGGTCAGTGTTCAATCCATACCGCAAGCGTTGACTGTAGCCATCGCCAAACTGCGTAGTGCGCACACGTGGTTGGCTTTGCTCTCTAGCCGTAAAGCTAGGGGTATAAGTAAAGGTAGCCATTAGGCGAGCAAGCCTCCAGGACGCTTCTGCTTGATCAATTCTGCCTGCACAGCAGCACCAACAACACGCCCCAATGCATTGGCATCAGGTTGGTTCCCCTGCACGCTGGAGCCACTGGCATCAACTTGAACATTCACGGTGACCGGACCGCCGCCGCCAGATACGCCCAGCTTGCCATCGCGCCCGCGCTTGAGCGGCATGATCGCCTCGGGTCCGGCTTCGCCCATCAGGCCAACGCCCTTAGCAAAGGGGAACAGTGTCGGCCGATCCACAATGCCGCCACGTGCGAACTTCTGGATGCCGTTCTGGGCGAAGACGTTACCCATGGCACTGGTAGGAATACCAAAGATATCCATAAAACCGCCAACCAGCGGCTTGATAATTGCCTGTCGAATAGCGATTCGAGCGATGTCAGCAATGATGCTGTTAGCGAGATCAGTGAAGTTTGCCTTGCCTGTGGTAACAAAGCTAGTGAGCTGATCCTCTAATCCTTGAAATGCTCCCTGAACAGCGCCAGCGACTTGGCCGCCAAAATTTTTAAGGCTGTCGTAATACTGCTGCAGACTATCTTGGAAAGTATCCTTAAAGCTATCCTTGACCTCTTTTGATTTAGCAACCAGTTCCTTGATTTTGTCGATTTGAGCCTGTGTCAATCCAGGGAGTCGCTCAAGAATTTGAGCAACTTCTCGATCCAGCATAATTTGCTTAGCTTTTTCGGCGCTAATTTCTCCGGTCTTGATCTGCAGGTCTTCAATGATCTGCTTGTAATCTTGCTGAACTTTTGACTGCTCCCTGAAAGATTGCGCAATAGCTCTGCCAGCTTCCTGCGCATAGTTGATCTGAGCCAGCGTTAATCGAGTAGCAGCTTCATCCTCTGCTTTTAACTTTGCTCGAACGCCGAGCTTCTGCTTGCCTATCTCCAAGATGTCAAGTTCGTATTGCGCCTGGGCTTGCAGTAATTCGTTCTCCGCAACCCTGGCAGCATTGAGTTTTCTGCTGGCATCCAATTCGGCCTGGCTGATTTCGCGGATCTCATTCTTAGCGGATTTGCCACCGCCACTACCGGCTGCCAATGCACGAGGGCGTCCAGCGCCTTCTCGCCCACGAACGCCCGCAACAATGTCAGGCGTTAAGGCAGGACCAAACTGCTGCCGAGTTAATCGACGCTGACCACTCCGGGGCATTTCGGCCAAGCTGCCAGTGGCCATCATCGTGCCACTTTGCGCAATAGCTCTGAAGATCAAATTCAAATCGACCATCTTCACAACACTGTTCAAGTATTGAATGGCAGCAGTCAATCCACGCACGCCTTCAATGATTGCCGGCAATGCCACTTCCGCTGCAGTCAGTTTTAATTCCTCAACCGCATTCCCTAGGTTCTTGAACTGTTGTTCTGGTCCCTTTAGTGCCTCTTGCAGCTTGGCAGCACCATCACGTTCGATTGCGCGCAATGCAGCAATCACAATGTCACTTGTGATTTTGCCTTCCTTGGCTAAATCCCGTATTTGACCAACGCCAACGCCCATTTCCTTGGCGATTGCCTGAACAATGACAGGGGTCTGCTCGAAGACGCTGTTTAGCTCTTCACCACGCAGCACCCCAGTGCCAAGACCTTGGCTTAACTGCAAGAATGCAGCACTGGCTTCTTGAGCATTGGTGCCACTCAATTTGGCCGCAGTATTAAAACCGTTATAGACCGTGGTTATTTCTTCAAGCGATAAACCAATCGGGCGTAAGCGTGCATAAATCTGCGCAAATTCTTGATTCGCCTGGGTTTGAGTTATGCCGAATTTTTCGGCAGCAGCACTTGCCGCATATTGCACCTGGGTGAATGAATCGAACCCTTGGCTTAAGGACCGCAAACGGCGTTCAGATTCAGCCGCAGAAACGCCGGTATCAACAATGGATTTACCCAAGAGGGTGACACCAGTTGCGGCAGCCGTGATAGCAGTCAGGCGCCCACCTAGTGCCAAGATGCCCTGTAATCCACCACCACCGGCTGCTGCTGGCACTGCAGAGACAGCTCGCAGCTTGCCCTGTAGCTGATCGATTTCAACACCTAAGCGCTGGTATGCCTTGCTATTTAGATCTACGCGATCACGAAGTGCAGTCAGTGCGGCAATATGCTGCCTGATTCCAGCAGTGGTGTTTCCAGCTTCCCGCGCCATGCGGTTGATCTGGATGTTCATTTGACCCAGTTGGGTCTTGCTTAGCTGGGCAGTGCTCTCTAACGCCTTCAGATTGCGGTTGAATGCGCTGATCTGATTGGCGCCATCAACGTTGACGCGCAGCCGGAATGCAGCATCACGATTCAAGGTCATCTCACTTGCTCCGCTCGTTCATCTTGCTGATGGCTGCTGCTTCCATCACCTGCAAGCCCTCCAGTAGCGAGCGTGGATCGTCGACCTCATACAGTCTAAATAACCACTCCGCCGCTGCATAGTCCAGACCCACCAAGCCATTCATTGCAGTTCGCCATTGGGTCTGAAGTCGCAGGAACATCTCAACGATTGACCAGTTATCAGGCCAAACCTTGAAATCTTTGTCTGGTGCAGCAGGCAATTCAGGCAACGCAATGCCAAAGGCCGCGGCATCGTCGGCGGTTTCGTCAACGACTCCACCGCCTGCCCAATGCTCAGCGGCCTCGATCAGTTTTTTCGCTTAGCCCCCTGCAGGCTCTCGAAATAGGCCAGCACGATCGAGCTAGCAAGCATCGGCACCTCCAGCAACTCAGCTAAAGCCTTCTGGCTGAAAGGAACCTCCTTGCCTTCGTCATCAGTGACCCCGGACCATCCCAGAATCACCTCCGAAGCCAAATCAGCATCAGTTATCCCATCGGATCCAATGCTGTCGCTGATCTCTCGGATGCGAGTCTGAGAGAGCTGCTTAAACTCACAGTCAAAGGTCTGACGCTCAAAGCGGCCGCCATCGACAGGGATGTCGAAATGGACAGGCCAGCTGTAAGAGCCAGACCGTTTCAGTACAAAAGCCAAGATCAGGTGTAGACGAGACTCAGCTCATCATTGCCTGAACTGGTCGGAACTGCAATGAAGGGCAGATTCAACATCGTCACACCGTCC